TGAGAATTAACAACCTAGTTATCGAACGCAAATATAAAGAAAAATTTTACGAGACTAGAAACAGATATATAACTGATGTTATTAACATTTGTCTACAGAAAGGTTATAACGCATGGATTGAATATTTTAAATACTCTACCACAGCTTTCTATGCTTTTTATATGAAACAACAACCAGTAGCCAAACCAACTTTCATGGATCGTGTCAAAGTACAACAGATCCTCCCCGGAATGTTTAATAGTTGGATTAATCTTCTTAAAGTGAAGAAAGATCCTAGTAAGTGGATATGTCTCTTAGAGACAGTCTTACTTGGGGTAAAGAAAGGGATGCCTAAAGCACCCAAATGGATGATTCAGCAAAAAGAATTAGACACTATGAAAGCCTTAACTACGGAACCGAGTATTTTATTACCAGTCGTTGTTCAAGGTCCATATTCGGATGTTATCATCACGCAGGACTTCGTTAAGGAGGAATGTAGAAGATTAGTTAGAGAAATCTTTCTTACTTCAAAGATGACTAAAGAACAATGGGAACGTCCATTCGTACCTTCATTTAACTCAAATTATAATTGGAGTAGAAGTGAGTACGGTGCAATAGGTGAATTCAAGCATTGGCTTGAGAACCAAGATTATATTCGCGACAAGTATGCAGATTTAAAGGGAAAAAAACTTATTAAAGTTTCGCCTATCGAGCTTGCCGTAACCGTTGAGATCAATAAAGAATATCAAAAAGATTTAAGAGAACTCGAACAAATCGAGATTGATCAAAGACAGGGAGAACAACTTTCTCCTGGAGTCCGGTTGGAAAAGAACGAATTAAATAATATTTGGTCCGAGATCTTTTGGGATCTTTGGAAAGACGTTAAAAACGAAAAACCCTACGTTCAAACTGTAGGTCTCGATGAACCATTAAAAATAAGAGTAATCTCAAAAGGACCTCCAAAACTTTATACTTGTTTGCATCCTTTGCAAAAGTATATGTGGAGAACATTAAAACAACATCCCGTATTTGAGTTAATCAGTCGTCCTGTAAAAGACGAGGACATTAATTTGGTACTCAAGGATATGACTCCTGATGAAGAGATAAACTCTGGTGACTATAAGGCATCCACGGATAATTTACATTCCTGGATTTCAGAATATTTG